AAAATGCACGAGGAAAGTCGCAAAATGGGCTCTGACAGATGAAGATTTTGAAGTTGAGGAAGAGGATGAGGATCCTGAGATCGACGACAGAAACTTTATTATCGAGTGTAATAATGATCCCGCACTCGCAAGGATGTTAGAGAATGCCAAGATGGTAAGGATTGGAAATAAGATTATGTTGGAGATGAATTCTCCAAATTTGGACATAGTGGAAGAGGCCCCTCAGAAGGCCCCAGAAAGACTGGTTGAAGTAGCCCCTAAGAAGGTTACGGAACCAGTTGTTGTTCCAAAACCGGTGGAAGTCGTAGCCCCTCAGAAGGTTACTACACCGGCTAAGATTATATCACCTACCACCACGGATGGGAGAGCCGGACTCACGAAAGCTGAGAAGAATCGCAAGAGGAATCAACGCAGAAATGTAGTCAGGAGAGAAAAGTTGCAGGCACAAGCTAAAGCGGGTAAAACCGCGGTGGCTAAGAGTGTTGACGCGGGTAAGACCGCGCCGACTAAACCAATTCCATTGGTAGCCGAACCGAAGAAACAAGCTCCACCGAAGAAGGCAGTAGTCGCTGATAGAGGAAGCGGCAAGGGAGAGGTTATAGATACCAAGAAGAAACAGAACCCCAAGAAGGTTGTTCCAGCTAACAAAATTGTTGTGCTGTTGGAGTCTAAAGAAACCCCAGATGAAAGTTCTGGCGCACGAGGATGCGATAATAATAGCGTGGCAGCTCCTCAAGGCCCAGTGGAGAATCCGTTCGTAGGACTATTCGCTGAAGTTACCAATGTCCCCATGACTGGGGGCATCCTGACAAGGGTGGTAGATATTATGCTCGGTCGCGGGAAGGTCTTTGAAGAAGCAGTAGCTGTTCTTAGCCCCGTCGGAAACGAATGGGAAGTTGGGTGTTCCAGGGATATAAAAGGAATACCTCACATACCTGAGGCTCGATCAATGATGTCACCACTAGAGAATTGGAGGGAGCACCCTGTGTTTGGCCCCATTATCTCAAAATTCGTAATACCAGACTTTGGTCTCCAGAGTTTGTTACAATCTATTGTTACACACACAAAAATGTACGTTCGTCTGAAGAGGAACCCTCGGGTCCTCGATGATGACGTAAAGTTGCGAATCGAGAAATTGGCGGAAATAAACGGGGAGCATAAGTCTTTGGGTAACTGGCACGACTTCAGAGATGAAGAAGTGAAGGCATCGGTCGAGAAAGTGGTATCCTCATCCACTTTCCATAGGACAGCTGGGAAGTCAGGTTGTGGTGTTCATTCTGGTGATAAGAACACTTTCGTGGGCTGGAAAAAGGGTGTTTTCTGCAAAGATCTTTTTGAAGATTGCTGGAGACGCCACTTCGTGCCGTATCTGGAAGCTATCAGAAACGGTTCGGCGGAGGTCTACGTACAGTATTTTATCAAAGATGAGCCGACTAAGAAGAATAAGATAGAGGAGGGGCGGCCGAGACTCATCGCGGGTGTCGACGTCATTCCTACTGTCCTTGGTTTGGCGGCTTATGCTAGTTTGATGCAACATGACAAGGAACACTGGAAGGAAAAACCTTGGAAGATAGGTGCTGATTTTGATCATGTGGAATATGCTCAACATCATGAACAGATTTTCCGAGGCGATGGAGTTTACGACATCGATTCTAGTGGTTTTGATTGGACTAACACTCCAGATGATGTGGATGAAGATCTGTATTATCTGGGTTGTATTTATGGACATCAAAGTTTGGAAGTTAGGCTAACAGCTCTTACTGTTGGTAAATATGGGGGTG